TTGTTACAAGCTTAAAAGTATTAAGAGGAGCAATAATACGAACAGGTATTGGTGCTCTTATTGTTATTGTTGGTGAATTAATTTACCAGTTTACTCGACTTGTAGAGGCAACAGGCAGTATTGGTGAAGCATTTGTATTAGCGAAAAATGTTGCTGTAGAAGTATTTGGTCGCCTACAGTTACTTGGTTCTTACTTTGTAGAGTTTATGGGTGATGTAGGATTTGCTGTTGAAGCTGTCTTTAAAAAGATGTGGGGCAATATTCTTATTATATCAGCTGATTCTATTGACACAATAATCAGTAGCCTTGGTGGTGTTAGCGGGAAAGTTGCTGCGGCACTTGGAATTGATACTGCATTATCAGATGCACTTAGATCAGCTGGAACAGATTTAAGCAACAGCGGTGACGAATTTCTTGGTGGATTGCCAGACTTACTAGGTAGTTATGGTGAAAGTATAAAACTTCTTGCCACTCTTCCACTAGAGTCACTTGCTGAACTTCGTAAAAAGATGGAAGAGGCAGGTGTCTCGACAGAAGAAACTGATGAGATAATTGATAAACTAGGCGATACATTAGGCAATCTAGGACCTAAAATAGATCCGCCTATTACCGGACTACAAAAGTTTACCGACCTTGTTAAAGATGCAGGGAAAGCTCTTGCAAGCGACTTAGCCACAAGCATTAGAACAGGTGAAGGCATACTATCCAGCTTTGGTAGCTTCTTTACTGGTTTAATGGACCAAATTGTTGCTAAGATACTTGAAGTAGCATTTGTTAAACCTATCCTGGACAGCTTGTTTGGTGCCGGTGGTACAACTGCTGGCTTCCTTGGAAGTCTTGGTGATTTGTTTGCTGGCGGATTTGCTACTGGCGGACAAATTCCAGGTGGAAAGTTTGGACTTGTAGGTGAGAATGGACCAGAACTTATAAGTGGTCCTGGAAGAGTTTACTCTAACAGTGACAGTGCAGCTATGCTTGGTAACAACAGTGGCGGAGGAGTAATTGCTCCTGTATTCAACACAACTATTAACCCTGGACAAGACACAAGTCCAGAAGCAGCTAGAGAGTTTGCTAACAACTTCAATAAGACAATTGAAGCTAAAGTTACAGACACAATCATTAAAATGCAAAACCGTGGTGGCGGTGGTTTCCAGAAATCTAGGAGTTACTAATGGTAGCACTCATACTAACAGATAAAATTAGAGCAGAAGCACCTAGCCGTAGTGCAAAGATGCAAACTGAACGATTCCAAACAGACAACTACACAATCCGTGCAGCAAGAGGCTTTAATAATGTTGAAGTAACTTACCAGCTAAGTTGGACTAAACTTACTCAAGCAGAAGCAAAGAGTTTGGGTGATTTGTTTGATGCAACATTAGGTGTAAGTCTTATAGAATGGACACCACCATATGAAAATGTAGAACAAAACTTTACAGTGCAAAGCTATGATATACAATTACTTGAATCATCAGGTGCAGAGTTTACATATGTAGCAAGTGCAACTTTAATTAAAGAATATGATTTAGTTGCACCGCCAGGGCAACCATAATATGAAAGATAACACTTAATGGCAACAGTAGAACAGGCAGCAGCAGGCTTAGAGTATGGACAATTACTTGAATTCGTGCAAATCGACTTCACACAGTTTGGTGGGGCATTTTTTAATGCTTATAATAGTCTTGACTCAACACAAGCTGCTGGAGAACTAACTTTTGAAGGACAACAGTGGACACCTATCCCTTTCGTAAGCGATGGATGGGCACTAGATGGTGCGGGTGGAACACCTAAACCTACTATCACTATTGCCGATGCAAATGCTTTGCTACTAACTGCAATGTTTGCATATGATGATGCAATTGGTGCACCAGTGTACCGTTATGAAAGCACAGTAGACGGTTATGATGAGGGAAGCTATTACGGTCCAGAGATTTGGGCAGTTAACCGTATCATCCAAGCAGATGGTATGACACTAAAGTTTGAATTGGCAGCACCTTTTGATCAGATCCTAAGGAAAGTACCTAACAAGCAAATGTTTAGAACAGAATATCCAGGATTACAAAGGTAACCAAATGACAAATTTAACACCATGGCGAACAGCACAACAGCCGTTTGATCACACAGTAACACAAGCAAGTCAAGCACATGCAGCAGAAGTATACCCACAAGAAAGTGTAGGATTTGTTGTTGATGGAGTGTATATTCCACTTGACAACAAGCACTTAGATCCGGAAAACCATTTCAAAGTAGATCCAGAATTAGTTGCTGAGTATGGCACACAATTACAGGGTGTTATACACAGCCACCCACTAGAAAATCATCCAATGTTTCCAAGCAAGCATGATATGGAAACACAGGAAAGCTGGGGAGTGCCATTTGGTATACAGTTGATTAACAAGTCTGGTCCTGGTAACATTATTTGGTTTGGTGATACACTTCCTATTGCTGAATATGAGGATCGTCCTTACATTTATGGTGTATACGATTGCTATTCAATCTTTAGGGATTACTACAGACACACATTAGGAATTACAATTCCTATATTCCCAAGAGAAGATGGCTTTTGGCACAAAGATGAAGAGATGTATTTAGACAATGCAATGGCAACTGGCTTTGTTCAAATCGATAGAGAAGAAGCACAAGAGAATGATGTGTTTCTAATTAAATTAAAAGCACGAGTTGCTAACCATGCTATCCTATATTTGGGTGGTGATAATGGACTGCATCATATGCCTTACAGGAATAGCCGTTTTGACACAGTGGGTAAATATATTAACCCAAGTAGGGCAATGTTCCACTCAGTATGGAGATACCAACAATGAAGAGAAAAATAGTATTACACGGAGAACTTGCAAGTCACCTACCTGGTGGTGTGTTTGAGTGTGTATTCAATACAGCCCGTGAAGCAGCAAGTGCACTTGAAATGAACTTCCCAGGATTCTTTACAAAGATCCAAGACATGTATATACAAGTTATCCCTAAGGGACAAAAAGAAACAATGCAACCTGATCAACTTGCTAGTTGGCAGATTAGAGGCAAAGAGCTACACATTATTCCTGCTATTGATGGTAGTGGTGGTGGTGGTGGCGGTGATTCTAATAACAATACTGCCAAAGCTATTCTAGGACTTGCACTTATTGCAGTTGCTATTATTGGTACAGGTGGTTTGGGTGCTATTGCTGGTGGATCCCTTTCTGGTGCAGTCACAATTGGTGGTGTAAGTGCATTTGGTATTACAGGTATGCAAGTGCTTGGAATTGGTGTTAGTCTTGTTATGGGGGCATTTGCACAAGCCCCAGGAGCATTTGATAGACCCGATAGAGTTAGAAATACCATCTTTACAGGACCCTTAAATACAAACAAGGAAGGCAGTGTCCTTCCATATGTTGCTGGCGAACGAGTGCTAGTTGGTGGTGTAATTATTAACACAGAGCTAGTTGTTGAAGATGATGGCGGCGGCGGACTGTATGCATAGGATGAATAATGTCAAGTGATAAAAATAAAGACTTAACCGGTGCTGGTGGTGGTGGTAAGGGCGGCGGCAGGGCTCCAACTGAAGTACAAGACAACCAGTTTAGTAGTGTCGTTGCTCGTGCCTTAACAGCATATTCAAGTGGTACTACTGGTGGACTAATTGATGGTGACAAGTCAGTTTACTTAAACGAAACACGACTACAATCCTTAGGCGGGTCTTATAACTTCCAAGGTGTCTCAACAGCACAAAGTGATGGAACTGGATTTGCTCCTACTATCCCTCCTACTAACCCAGCTAAAGGAAGCAGCAAATCACTCCGTTCGAACTTTACACAAGTATCTAGTGTGGTTAATGTTAATACTGTACTTGAATTCGGTACACCAGTTGTTAGAACTGTAAGCGACATTGAAGTTGATGCTGTTCGTATTATTATTACAGTTCCGGCATTGCAGGAAGTTTTATCAAATGGTGATATTAAGGGTACTGCAATTTCCCTAAAATATGAAGTTCGTGATCCAGCAAGTGGTATTTGGGAAGATCGTGGAACAAGATCAATTACAGGTAAAAGTAGTGGAGCATTCCAAAGAGCAGTTCGTATTGCAGCACCAGACACTGTAACAGCAGCTTGGGATTGGAGAGTAACTCGTCTTACAGCAGACAGTGTTAGTGCTCGTCTCAGTAATGATACAACAGTGCAAGCCGCAACTGAATTGTTTTATGGAAGAGAAGAGTACTTAGGAACAGCATGTATTGGTGTTGAGATTGCTACTGAGGATTTTGGCAACAGCTTGCCAGGTGTTGCTTTTGAAGTTAGCGGTGTTAAAGTACAAGTACCATCAAACTACACAGTAACTAATGGCATTCCAAACTATGCAGGCATTTGGGATGGAACATTTATATATGAGTCCACATCAAACCCAGTATGGCACCTTTATAACTTGATTGTTGATACAGATATTGGTTTAGGACTAGCAGAAAGCTTTGTTGACAGATACAACTTCTATGAGGCTGCTCGTTACTGTGATGCAGTAGATGAGACAGGTACCTATGTAGGTGTTGATGATGGTGAAGGCGGAGTTCGTCGTAGATTTACATTCAACACACAAATTAATGGACAGCAAGACGGCATTGAGATGCTACAGCAAATTGCTTCAAGTATGCGAGGTATCCTATACTTTGGTGCTGGTGCAGTTGTGCTCAAGCAGGATGCTCCAAGAGCAACAGCCCGTATTGTAACAAACGACAATGTTAAAGATGGATTGTTTGCATATTCAAGTACCGCAGCAAAGGACCGTATTACTGTAGCTAAAGTAGCCTTCAATGATCCAGATGACTTCTTTAGACTACGATATTCAATCTATCCTAAGGAAAGTGATTGGGCAGCTGATGCTAATATTGCTCGTTTTGGTAGAAATGAACTTGAAGTAACTAAAATGGGTTGTGCTAATGAAGCAGAGGCACATGCCTTTGCTCAGTGGATGGTTTACACAAGCTGTAACGAAGATAGAACTGTTACATTCCTTGGCGGTCCTGAATTCCTACTTACTCGCCCAGGCGATGTGTTAGAGATTGCGGATCGCAGAATTGCTGGTGCAGCAAGCTTTGATCAACGATATGGTGGTAGAATTGCAGGCGGTGGCCTCAACACACTTGAATTAGATTATCCAATTGAATTGGCGGTAGGTGAAACTTACTCAGTTACTATTGTTGGTGCAGATGGTACAACATTAGAAACACGAAATGTAACAAACCTAGCTGGAACTGTAGATACACTTAGTTTTGATGTTGCATTGCCAGCTAACCCAACAATAGGTTACACTTGGTTGGTTACTGGTACAGATATTGCCCCACAAAAGTTCAGTGTTATTAATATAGAGCGAAAAGATGGACTTGAAGTAGAGATCTTTGCTGTCAAGTATGATGAGAATAAGTTTGCCGCTGTTGAAAGTGGTATTGAAATTATTCCTAAGCCTTACACAAAGATTGATGTTACGGATCTTCCACCTCCAACGAATATGACATTCCAGCAGGTCCCGTTTAACGATCCTATTAGAGGCATTCTAAACAACCTAATTATTAGATGGGATGCAAGTACAAGCGATCTAGTGTCCAGATACAATGTTCGGTGGCGAAGAGATAATGATGCTTATGTGATGCTGCCGCCAACAGCATTTAATGAAATTACTTTGCCTGATGTTGTTGAAGCAACATATGATTTTATTGTTACAGCAGTCAATCCACTTGGATATGAGTCAACTCCACTTAATGGTACATATGATGTAGTTTATGGTGCTACTTTTGAGTGGGAAGGTGCCCCTATATTCATCCAACAGCCAGTTATGAGTAATACCAGCTTTAATACAAAAGATATGTTGGTTACATGGACTCGTGCAGCTGGAAATGATGTTCCTGGTATTGTGTTTAGAAGATATAAGATTGATATATTCGTTGGCAATGATATTGTAAAAACAGATTACACAACAAACACAGAATACACTTATTTCTTTGATGAACTAGTAACATATCCGGGATTTCTTTTTACTCCCCGTTCTCTTGGTGTTGAAGTTTATGAGGAAGATGTATATGGTAATCAATCCATTCCTGGATCAGTAACTTATTCAAACCCTCTTCCTACTGTCCCTCTCTTGCCGCAAGCGGCGGCTGGTGCTGAAAGTATGGTTATTTCCTGGACCCCACCAGCAAACGAAACTGATATAGCAGGATATAAAGTATATTTAGATACAACACCTAGTTTTGCAGTAAATGATCTGACTAACCTAGTTTACAACGGACCAAATACAGAAACAACCCTGGATGGACTTGTCCAGAACACAACATATTACTACAAACTTGGTGCATATGATGTATTTGATGAAACAATTGGTCCACTTACAGCAGAGGGAACTATACTAACCAAACTGATATCAGTAGATGATGCTGTTACTGAATACAACTTTAATGGTATTACTTTCTCAGTAAGTGGAACTGTGGCAAGTTGGACTGCTGGTAGTGTTATTTCTGTTACAGGTCCTACTGTAACTACAACTGCTACAACTGCTGGTAATGCAAACTTTATTGGTACAACAATTTACATATATTATGACCCATTATTGGGTGATCTTACAACTGGAACAAACTTAACAACAGTATTAGCTGGTGGTGAGAGACGAAGAATTGTTGCTACTTGGGACGGAAGCACACTTAAAGATGGTACTGCTGACCCAATTATTGATGGTGCAAACATCCTTGCAGAGACAATTGGTGCAACACAAGTTGTAACAAGCGGATTGATTACTAATACAGCACAGATTAACGATGCTATTATTACTGGTGCAAAGATTGGTAGCCTAGAAGTTGAGACAGCAAATATTAATGATTTAAGTGTGAACTACTTCAAAATTGGTAATAATGCTGTAACAGATGGTGGCTTTGCACAATTCCCTCTCCAAGTACCAACAGTTGTAAATTCACTCCAACAAGTTGTGTTCTCTGATACTTTCTCATATGCTCACCCATGTCTTATTGTGTTTACATTCCAAGCTGGTCCAGGAACTGCTACTATTCTAGGCAGTGATACAATGTTCTTAGATATTTCTGTGGCTGGAACAACAAGATTGCAAAAAAACTTTACAGGCTCAGACATGGACGATTTCCAAGGGTATCAAGTTGCATTTAACGGATTAATTGACTTTAATGTTAATCAGACAGCTTCTGTTACACTGCGATTTAACCTTGGGATGGCAATCACAAATGCTGAATGTCTCTACACATACCAGGTATTTTACAGATGATTAATGAATTTACAAAATATGACCCAAACACTGGGAAAATTACACTGATTGGAAGTTGCAACGATGCAAAGCTTGCAGCAATGACTGATTACATAACAGGACATTGGGATGCTGAAATATACCACATCGTGGATGGTGTAGCTGTTGAAAAGCCACAAGCTGAGCTTGATGCACAACAGCTAGTTAAAGATACTTCTGATGCTATCAATATGCGGAATGCACTGTTGGCTGAGTCAGACAAGTATGTTTTGTCAGACTTCCCTACTACATTAGGCACTGAGTGGCAAACATATAGACAAGAACTTAGGGATTTGCCAGATCATGTTGATTGGCCAAATGCAGCTTTACCAATAAAACCAGAATAATTCTTAACCCATTGATATCTAAAGAAACCATTATCTTGACTACTTGCTCTATAAATGCTATAAAGTAATGGTAACAAAGGAGATGGACATGAAATTTGATTTTCACAATGTATACGGGATTTTGTTTGCTGTGATTGTAATCGTAGCAGTTGTTGAAGTGATGCTAGCCTAAGCAGACAGTGTGTCTCCTAGCCGACTAGGGCCCAGGGGGGAAACTCATAGGTGCTGTTGCTTGCTGTTGGATAAGTTGTCTAATTAAGCGATTATTCTCAGACAATGTTGTCTCAACACGATTCAAATTATCATTAAGACTTTGGAGTTGGCTGTTATTGATTGCCAACTCCCTTTCTATCTTGCCAAGGTTGTCTTCATTTTCATTAATACGAGCCCACTGTCTCAAGTTCTCATTGTCATTATCTTTTATGAGTGTTTCTACTTTTATTTGAACATTCTCAACAGTTGTGTTCAATTCACTTGCCCACCAAATGGCAACAGATGTTTGACCTATAATAAAAAGTATAATTGGGATTGCCCAGTAGTAGTGCGGTTGCTCGTTAATAGTAGCCATAGTACCTCCTGGGTGCATATGATACTATTTAGCGAATACTAATTTTTTGGGATTGGAAGAAGTAACACCGGCAAAACAAAAATGACATTAAAGTTTTGCTATTTGAAGTAACAACATAAGGAATATGAGCAGTGTTACTTCTTCCACCTTTATTTATTAAAATTCAATCTCAGCTAATGCAATGACATCATCTCCTAGGTGTTTTGCCTTAAATTCATCCCAGTCACAGTCATCATGCAGCATGACACAAGGAATTAAGTCCATATAGATGACATAGCCACCTGCCTCAGCATGTTTGCTTGGGTTGACAGTATAAACTGCTCGTTTGAGTGAAGATGGCAACTCGTTTGATCTGTAAGTCCTAGCATTGTAATTGTTCTTGTCAGTTGCAATGTATAGGAGCTCTTTCCAAGGGTGTATCAACCTCATCCCAGGCGGGAATGAAAACATTTCAAACTTAGAGTAGGACTTACCTAGTTGAAAAGGTGAGTACTTTATTGTTTGCATAGGCATGACACTGTCCTCCGTTAAACGGCTACTTATCGTAACATTTTGATTGACATTCCAATGAAGATATTGTATAAATATAGGTATAAGTTAACACTTGTCATGTTAGTCTATGTTAAGAGTGTTAACCAGACACCGTGCCCCGCCAGGCACGGTGTCATCATTCAACCCACCTTACATTGTAAAAAGTTTTGACATGTGGTGAAATCAGTGCTATATTAGTATAAATAGTTACAACATAGACTGTCCAGTGGGCTAGCGGGCCCCATTATATAATACCGCTGCTAGTAGGGAACATGACCTACGGCGATAGAGGGTTGACAGCCACCCGATGCACTTAGCCGCCAGGTTGTAAGTGCAGTAAAACATAACACAGTCGGATGAAAAGATATCACACTGTGTTCTCAAAAACAATCAAAAATAGTGAGTAAGATGCGGAAGCCTTAATTGGTAACTTACATGTCACATATCAATCTTACAGGTGAGATATGTGATTGCGATGTGTTGCTTAGTTGCAACTCTTGAGGGGTAAATGGAGAAAGCATATCCTGCCAGCCACAATGTGGTCCCAACCTGTGACTTGATAATTCCTAGACTTGGAAAGATAGAGGGAGTCGATTTCATTCATTCGGCTTCCTCATGACATAACCTATCTTGGAAAGATACCTAAGTATTATTAAACCAATTTATACTAACGACTGAAGTATCCGAAATATCTCCTTCGGAGTAGCAACTATATACGAAAACAAGTCGAATGAAACGAAGTGGAATGAGATGTGTTGAGTATACAGCAGCCGCGAAGTGGCTTGCTGCATAATATTAATAAGGAATATATAATGACAACAAAGCAAATTAAAAAAGAACATTTGTCAAATCCCCTGAAAGCAAGTCAAAGCAATCACATGATGAGTGTTGTAAAACAGGGAAAAGGATTCGTACTTTATTGCTACACCTGTGGGCATGATTTAGGCAGAGCTTTTCCCTGGGATTGGGAATGGCAAAGAAGCAAGGGACTTACTAAAATGCAATGCTCAACATATCATAAAGCAGTGCATGAATGTAGTGAATATAACCACCTTAAGAACTACTACCAAAAAGGACTTAATAAAACTCACCAAAAGAGGACAAAATGACACCTGAACAAAGACAAGCACTTAGCGATAGAGCAAAAGCCAAATGGGCTGATCCTGAATTCCGTAAAAAGATACAGGAACGACAAAGAGAGGCTTCAAAGAGACCAGAAGTAAAAGAGAAAAGGTCCCAAGCACTGCTAAAGAGATGGGCAAGTGGTGATATGGACAACAGGAAGTTGCCTGGACCAAGAACTAAAAAACCACCTTCAAACAAGCCCAAACCTACACCAAAGCCAAGGCTTAAATCAGCAAATGGTGGAACAGTAGTACAATTGAAAGTAAAACAACAATGATGTTTACAAAGGCAGAGCAAATGCACATTACAAAAGAGCCAATAGATTACAACTGGCAATACTCACACGGCTCTAAACGAATTGCTCATGCTTGGATTGAGATTGACAAGATTAACAGTAGCAGTATGTACGAAAGAACAATGTTCAACAACGGCTGTTTTCGCCCAAGGGAAGTATACCCTGAGTGGCCCGAAAATGAATTAGAGTTGTGGTTAGAGCATTATGTGCCAGACATGTATGTAGAAGTAGAGTTTACCTATAGGGTTGACAGGGACAGTATAATGTGTGAACTGCAAATACGAGGCACAGTACCACTTGAACTATTAGGTGAATATGAGGAATTGCTCGTTATGTTTAAGATGAGCCAGTAAAAAACCTGCCCTCTAATGAGAGCAGGTTATATTTTAAGGAGTACAAATGGGTCCCTAGTATCACCAAAGGGCCAATAATGTATGCATCTATTTATCTATAAATATATCTATATAAAGGAAAAACACTATGGGACGAAAAAAAGGGTCTAAAAACCCACACACTGCTGAAACAAAAGCACGAATCAGTGAAGTTATGAAAGCAAAATGGCAGGACCCTGAATGGGTTGCTGCTAGAACAAAACTATGTGCAGAGAACGGTAATAATATTAGAACACCTGAGTCTCGAGCAAAAATGAGTAAAGCCGCTCTTGATCATTGGAAAGACCCCAAATTCCGTGAGAAAATCACAAGCAAGCAAAGCGAAGGGGCAAAAGCTCGTTGGGCAGATCCTGAAAAGAGGAAACTCTTTATGGAGCAAAGAGCAGAAGCAAAACGGCTTAGAGAAGGCAAGTAAGGCTTACTGGTATAAAAATAACTTAGAAGTATGTATACAACCCACTGCTTCTATGTTATAAATAACATATGGGACAATAGTAGCCCTGATACAAAGAAAGAAATAGTATGACAAATCAAGAAAAAGACGAACAACTCGCCCGCAAGGAAAAACTATTGGCAAGCTGGGCACAGCTTCCTGAAGACTTCGAGCGGAGAAATGCAGAAATGAAAGCAGGAAACCGTCGGATATACAGGCGAGTAGAAAGTACTGCGGGTCCGTCAGACAAAGCCACTCTTCGTTATGGTAAAGGCAAATAACATGAAAATTCAATTACGAACTAGAAAACTAACTACACCGCAAACAAGCCCAAAATTTGGCAAGGTGCAAACGGATGTAAACGGAGAGCCTGTTTACACAACTTACATAAAAGGTGCTGAATCACAACACAAACTTCGCAAGCACATGAAAAAATACTTTAATCGTGTTATTGAATTATTAGAGCAAATTGAAGCAGATGGTGGAGTAATTGCTGATGTACTGCAAGACACATTCCACTTAGACATCAACCACAAAAAGCAATTAGGGTGTGATCCATATGCAAAAGATTGGACAGCCCGTTTTGATATGGTTGACAAATATGTAAATGGAAAAGGTGTATACAACGATCTTACACTAGGTGTTGTGGATGATTATAACATTGTAATTGAAGACATTTACAAAAACACAGGCATCAACCCAATTGAGTTAAAAAGAATTATGATTGAAGTGTTTGATGCAGAAAAAGGGCAGTATCTAGAGATATTAAACCCAGATTTATTTGAATATTAAGGAATGAAATGACTGAGCAAGATAATAAAACCCCACCCAGCCATAATAATGGGCCTAAAACACCACAAAAGCCCACAAATTTATTTACCCTAAACGAACAAATACAGAGGCAAATGTTAGCCACACTTGTACTTGTAAATTTACTACTACTAGGGTCCATTGGGGCATTATTCCTCAAACTGGGTTGGCTGGCAATACTAGCTATTTTCTAAACAAAACAGCAAATTAATAAACGAGCAGGAGCATAGTGTAAGAACTATGCTCCACTCATGACTGCTAAATACTATTGTAATTACAAACAGAGGAGATTCTCCATGAGTGCAGGACAACTTAACATCCGCATTGAGTCTGGAGCCACATTTGCAAGAACAATAGCAGTTAAAGATGCACAAAACAGTGCAGTTGACTTGAGTTCAGTGGCATCCATCAATGGACAAATTCGAACACGACACCAAGACGATACAGCAAACGGTACCTTTACCCTTGCACCACAAGTACCTGCCACAGGCGGTGTAATAGACTGGACAATGAGTGCAGCAGAAACAGAAGCATTGCCCATTGGCAGCCAATACTATGACATTGAACTAGTTTACAATGATGGTAATGTAGTTCGCCTACTAGAGGGTGAAGCTAATGTTAAAGGTAACATAACAAGGGTTTAACATGGTAACAGTAAATGAAATTGATGTAACACAGTTTGGAGTAACAGTAGACTCAACAACTGACATCATCACAGTTAATATTGGTATTGGTACTGCTAATGGCGGTGCATATACAAGCCAATCCTTTGATATTGACTTTGCAGCACAAGATACTGATGATTTGGCAGAGGGTGCAACAAACCTCTATTACACTGCTGAAAAAGTAGACGATCAAGTAGCAGGATTAGTTGTAGGCGGTGATAATACCACTGTAACATACAACGACGGGGCAGGCACACTAACAATTGATGTTGCTGTTCCAACACAACTTACAACACAAGACGAAGGCATTCAAGTAGGTACTAATGTTGATACATTAGACTTTACAGGTACTGGTGTACTTGCAACTGATACTGCTGGAGTAACAACTGTTACAGTCCCTGGCAACACAAGCTCAGACACTGCACCACTTAATCCAGTTGAAGGCGACACTTGGTTTAACACTACAACTGGCAAATATTACCATTATTACACTGATAATACAAGTTCACAGTGGGTTGAAGTTGGCGGAGTAGTTGCTCCTATCCTAGCAAGCACTGATGCATTGGCAGAAGGTGCTACAAATCTATACTACACTGGAGAACGGGTAGATGACCAAGTAGCAGGCTTAATTACTGCTGGA